TGATTATAAGGGTTATTAGACTATTTGGTTCTCACACTTCAATACGCATATTTTATATCTAATTTAAAAAAAAGAGAGACTATTTGTCTCCCTTTGTTAGTTGTTTAGCTTTATCTTTCTCGTATGTATCATAAATGTGTAGGAATAATACATAAGCAATAGCAAATGCTATAACAGCGCCCATACATTTAGCAAGCATTCCAAAGAACATTAAGATAACCCATAATAAATAATCCATAATAATAATTTTAAGTGAATAAATAATTGTCTATGATAAAGTTGAAAAAAGAATTGTAATTCCAAAAGTAAGGGTGGGGTATGAAAAGTTTTGGAAAGGGTACGGGGGTTTAAGCATATAGCATCCCTCCCTCACAAAAAAATAAAAAAAATTTTATATCTTTGTATTTAATTCTAATTAAAATATTTATATCATGATACCAGGCGGAGATCCAAATGCTTATTACGGCCCAACAAACCCAGATGGGAAACCAGTAGAGCAACACCATAGCGATTTTAAAAAGACTATTTTAAAGAAACCTCGCGTTATGCCAACATATAGTATGTATGATATAGCTGATGATGGTCAAAACCTATCTTCTTTGTTTAGCGATCTGAATCTTATATCAGCACGAAATCAAAGAGCAGGAGGAGGAGGTAGAGGTGGTGGCTCTGAAGCACTAGAAGGCAATATGGATGCCAACAGATTAATTGCTTTAAGTGATTATATGGGGGAAAATGTTACTAGTTTTAATAAAGGAGGTCAATTAACACCAAAAGAATATAAGAAAGTTCAAAAGCTCGGTAGATTTGGAGATACACAGCTTGCTCATGTTACACCAGAAGAATCTGCAATGCTAAAGGCGATGGGTGGTAGTGGTACTATTAATCCTTACACTGGGCTACAAGAAAACTGGGGTTTCTTTAAGGCTCTTGCTGATGTGCTAACAGGAGCCACTGATGTTGTTAGAGATATTGTAGACCCTGTAGTAGAAAATGTGGTAGAGCCTATATTTGATGTAGCTGGAAATGTTATGGAGCCTGTTCATGATGTGGCTCATGAAGGTGTTAGTGCTGTTGGAGGTTTGGTAGAAAAAGGAGTGGAAGGAATTGCATCTGGAGGTAAGATGTTTTTGGATATGATTGGGGATGCGGGACATGATGTGTTAACCAATATTAATGATATACTTGGATTAGGCGATAGCGGGTCTTCTGTTGATTATGATCCTTATACAGGAAAGCCTATTGAGATAAAAAGAGAAGCAATAGAGAAGGTAACCCCTGATGTACAAAAACCTACAGTAGGAATAAAAGGCCCAGATACTTTATCGGCCCTTAAGAAAAGTGCAAAACCATCGGATTTAGCTCAAGGAGATTGGGTGGGAGATAAAGAAAATCCATTTGTAACTCCAAATGTAGAAGAAGAATTAGACTATGCTGCTAAAGGAATGAGAATGCCTAAATATGATGATGGAGGGTTAACACCATATGGATCATTTAGAGATATGATTAATGAAGTTCTTAATAATCCACAGAATTATTTACATAATAGGGATATAGAAGTTTATAATCCTGCTACAGGAGGCACAAGAGAGACTGCCGAGCCTCTTGCTGAATATTATGCTAATCTATATTTTGATTCTCAGAATGAAGGACAAAACTTACCGCCAGTAGCCCCATCTAATCCTATTCAAAGAGATGTAAAAAGCAGAATGCCTATGGCTAATAAAGGAATGAGAATGCCTAATTACAATCAAGGAGGGCATTACTTAAGACAAGCAAATCAAGCTATAGCAATGAATCAATTAAGTGGTTTAGTTGCTAATGCTATGAATAAAAGAATGCCACAAGCTAATTATGGCATGAAGATGAAGAAAAGATATACTAATGGCGGCAGGTTCTAATGAACGAAATAGATTTAAACGAATTCCTACAACTTATCATAAGAGATAAGGGAGGTACACCTCAGCAGTATAACCAATTAATGGATTATATTGCATTTCATGAAACGGGTCCAGCACAAAGAATGAGCCCTACAGCGGTTCAAGAGCGTAAAGAAAAAGACCATATTAGATACGGAAGAGGCTTGTTTCAATTTGAGATGGGTGATAAAAAAGGGGGAAACACCGCTTCTAATAGATTAGCTAATATTTTAGATCGTGAAGGAATAGAAAAACCACAATGGCTTATTGATATATGGGAAAACAAGAAAAGTGTTGATGCTAGTAAACTTACAGCAGATCAACAAAAGATGCTTTTTCTAGCATATCATAGAGATCATGAGAAATCAAACTTTAGTAAATTATGGTCAGGAGAACAATCTATACCAGAGTTCTGGTCTAAATATCATTGGGCTGGCAAAGAAGATATACAAGGAAAGTTAGATTTATTTAATAAGAGTATGATTGCTAAAGACTCCACTGATGCTTTAAAGGCAAAAAAAGAAGAGTTAATGTATAAGCAGAATATGGCCCCTTATTTATCTGATTCTAATAATATAAACAAACTTCCAAAGGAAAACGATATATTAAATAGTATATTTGGAACAAAATCTTCATCTTTAATAAAATGAGAAAACTAGATACAGACTTAGGAAAGATATATCATAAGAATGATTACTATTATCTTGAAAAGATATTTTCTGATTTAGCAGAACTTATTGAAGACGAAGCCAGTATAAAACAAAGAGCAAGAGAACACGGATTTAGGGTTATCAAGAGTAACTGGATGTTGCAAAACAATCCACATTACTATATTGAAACTATATTAAATAACTTTGATACCAAAGGATTAGATCCATTAAGATACGTGTTTAAGATGAAACTTAAATACATGAAGTAATGTACTTACTTAATTTAAACAGGAAGGGGGACATATTTAAAGATGATGACGGAGTTACTGGAATACCAGAATTTCTTACACTCATTAAGAAAGAAAAATTCGGGCCTACGGCCCTCAAATGGGTTGCCCTAGTCTACGACTACGAAAGCCCATATAGGCATTATAGTGAAAATGAGAGAGTTAAGGCTGTTTCTAAAGATCTGTATGATACCTACAATTGGAAGGGGGCTAAAGATGCTACATTAAAGGCTGCTTGCGATAAGTATAATGAATTGCAATTTGATCCGTTAGACGAACAACTTATAGCTTTTAACAAAAAGATTAATCAGTTTACCTCTCTTATTGATGGTATGCATCTTGACGAGGAGAATGCGGAACTACTACAGAAGCTGATGATAGGGGTGGAAAAGATACTTAAAACGAGACAAGCTCTGTTAGATGCGATTGATAGACGTGGAGAAAGACAAAAGATTGCTGGAGATAAAGGCTTATCGTTTTTAGAAAGAAGAAAGGAAATTAAAGAGATGTAATGGCCGAAAAAAAGAAATACGACTTACAATATTTATATAACTCTTATAAAAAACACTATAAGAAAGTTAATATGGAAAAAGCTAATGAATATAATGATTTAGCTCAGAAATTACATGGTGTAGATCTAAGAGAGAGGTATCATGCAAAGTTAGCAAAAAAAGAAGAAAATGCTGGTATGTTTGGTATAGGAAAAACAAAAAAATTAAAGTATGGGTAAGATTAAGTTTGATCCTCAAAGATATCGCCCAATTCCTAATAATGGACATCCAGATTTAAATCCTGATTCTGTTGCCTACCAAGAATATTGGGCTAAAGAAACTGATAGGTGTTTAAATGGTTTTAAGCCTAAAGGCATGAAAAAGATATCTGGAAAGTATTATTTCTATCTTAATTATTATATGATACTTGGTAATGATGGAACTTCAGGCAATCGTAAAACTTTAATACATCCTTGGTACAGAACTATGGATCATGAGTACTTTGATACTATAGAGACTTGTAAAGAAGAAGGAAAAGGAATGATTGTTATTAAAGCCAGAGATAAAGGATTCTCTTATATGAATTCTGGTGCAGTTGCTCATGAGTATACGTTCTTTCCTTTTAATGATGTGGGTGTAGCAGCAGGACTACAGGCAACGGCTGATGCATTTTTTGATAAGACTAGAAAAGGTCTTAATGGCATACACCCTAACTTTAAACATTCTGTTTTAAAAGATACTGATGGTATAATGCGATCAGGATACAAGCAAAAAAATAAAGATGGTAAATGGGAGATAGGGGGATATCAGTCTACTATAATTTGTAGAACGATGGATAATCCAGAGGTATTTAAAGGAGAAAGGGTTTCTCTTATGGTATTTGAAGAGGCTGGAGAGTTTAAGAAACTTAAGAATGCATATATGTCATCTAAAGCTTGTTTTATGGATGGGGATATTCAATTTGGCGTGCCTATTGTTGGAGGAACAGGGGGAGATATATCTAAAGCATCTAAAGATTTTATGGATATGTATTATAGTCATGATGCTTATAATTTAATACCCGTATTTATTCCAGCATCAAAAGCATATTATGGATTCTTTGATATACAATCTGGAGAAGAAGATGAGAAAGGGGCAAGAGAAAAGCTTATAGCAGATAGAGAGGATATTCAAAGATCTGGAGATAACGAGGCTTATAATCTACATATACAAAACTATCCTTTAACTGTAGAGGAAGCTTTTTTAAATACACATTCAGCAAGATTTGACATCTCATTATTAAACGCACAAAGATCAAGAATATTGTCAAGCAAGGATCATAGAAGTCAAATACAAAGAGGGTATTTAGATTGGCAATTAGGAGAAAATGATCCGACAGTAAAATGGAGACCAAGTCCTAATGGGCCTTATAAAATACTAGCTCATCCTGAGCCAGAATACAAGAATTTAGATATTGGAGGCATTGACTCTTATGATCAAGATCAAGCTGGAGCCTCAGAATCTTTGGGTAGTGCAATAATTTATCGTAGATTTGCAAATACTAATATGTCAAGCGATTATGTGATTGCTGAATATACAGACAGACCTGATAAAAAGGAGGATTTTTGGGATGGATGTTTAAAGCTTTCAGTATATTATAACGCAAAAATGTTAGTGGAATATACAAAAATAGGTATTTTAGATTATTTTAAAAGAATGAATGCTTTAAAATATTTAAAAGAAAAGCCAGAGTCTGCACACAACCCTGGAACAAAAACTAGAAATAGATATGGTGTGCATATGAATAAGCAGGTTAAGGCGCTGATGGAAGATTTGATAGATGATTATTTAAGAGAGAGCGCTCAAGATATATGGTTTATTGATTTAATTGATGAACTTGCTAATTATGGATTGCAAAATACTGACCGCGCTATGGCGTTTGGACTTTGTTTAATTCATAATATAGATAATTATAGAATGCAGGCTAGTGCAAGAGAAGCTGAAACAAAAGATATAGGATTTAAATATTATAAAATGGGATATAATGGAGTTCCCTTACAAATAAATTAAGATTATGGAAAATAGGTATAAATCAATGCCTTCAATGGTAGTTGCTGAAAAAGAAAAAACTAAAGATTGGTGTAGACAAGTTTTAAACGCTATAACAAGTTATATGGGAGCCGAAGGAGGCTCTTACCATTCTTCAAGAGTGAAAGATATTAGAAATTATCAAATTTATAATGGCGTATTAAGTCAGGGCGATTATTCTTATATAACAGAGCAGTATGGATTAACATACCCAGCAAGACTTGTAAACTATCCTATTATATCTCCTAAAATTGATTTATTGCTTGGTGAAGAGTTAAGAAGGCCTATTGATATGAAAGTAACTACAGTTAATAAGGCCGCTGTTATTAGAAAGCACGATCATAAAGTTGGATTAATGATGAGAGAGCTTTTAGGAGATTTTCATGCCGAAATGCAAGAAAAGATGAATGTTGATGTTTTACAAGAGGGTCAGGGAATGCCTATTCCAGAAGATATTGAAACTTATATGAAATATAACTATCGTGAGATGATAGAAGAAACTGCTCAAGATGGATTAGAATATGTTTCTAACAGATATAATCTTAAAGATGTATTTAAAGAAGGGTTTAGAGATTTACTTGTAACTGGTAAAGAGTTTTATAAAATTAATATACAAAACGGAGATCCTTATGCGAGAAGAGTAGATCCTAGAAATATAGTTTTTGATGATTCTTTTCATTCAGATTATTTAGATGACGCTTCTTGGGTGGGTGAAGAAAGATGGCTGTCTATTAATGAAATCAATGATGAATATAAAGACAGTCTGTCCACTGATGATTTATTAGAGTTAGATAAAATGAGAAATCTTTATTTAGGTGGAGATTTAGCTAATTATAATAGCAGTTTTGAATGGGTGGATGTGGCTCATGGTAGAGAAGCTAGAATTCGCGTGGTAAGTGCAGAGTGGAAATCTCTAAGAGCTATTAAATTTAAATTATCTGATAATAAGTACGATCCTTCTAGACCGTTTAGAAAAATGGTGAAAGATACATATAGAAAAAGAAAAGGAGAAAAGATTGAGACTAAATGGGTGGACGATGTTTGGGAAGCTACTTTAATTGGAGGAAAGATATTAGTTAATGCCAGAAGAAGGGATAATCAAGTAAGAAGTGTTGATGATCCAGGGAAAACGCCATTATCTTATGTTGGATGTGTAAAAGGTAATACAACTGGATCCAGCACTTCCTTAGTAGATATGCTTGATAACATTCAGATGCTTTATAATATTGTGGTTTATCAAATAGAACTTGCTATGGCTCGTTCAGGTGGTAAAGCGGTTGTATACGATGTGTCTCAACTACCTACTAATGTTGGTATGGATATTCAACAGGTGTTATATCATTTAAAGACAGATGGTATTATTCCTATTAACTCTAAAGACGAGGGTAATCAAATGCAATCGTTTAATCAATTTCAACAAATTGACTTTACATTATCTCAATCTGTTCAGCAGTTAATTAATCTTAAAGTAATGCTTGAAGAAATGGCTGGACAAATTTCTGGTGTTACTAGACAAAGAGAAGGAGCTGTAGGTCAATATGAATATGTGGGCAACGTACAAAGAAGTGTTGTACAGTCTGCAACTATTACAGAAAGCTGGTTTTATTCTCACGGAGAATGTAAACAAAGAGTGTTGGAAAGATTATGTAATTTAATGAAGGTATCTTGGGCTGGAGGAAAAAAGGCTGGTATGATATTAGGGGATGGTGCTTATAAATTCTTAAATGTAATGCCAGATATTGCCCTACAAGATTTTGGTATTTATGTAGGAGATAGTGGTAAAGACGATTCTATGAAACAAGTTGTTCAGCAATTAGCTCAATCTGCACTACAAGCTGGTACTATTGATATGCTAGGTGTTATTAAAGTATTAAGATCTGATACAATGACTGAAGCTGAAAAAGTATTAGAACAAGCTATGACTGAAATGCAGAAACAACAACAGCAAACTATGCAAGAGCAAATGCAAGCTCAACAAGCTGCTGCTGAAGTGGAGAAAGCTAAATTTGAAGCTGAAGCTCAGCTTAAGCAAATGGATAATGAAGCTAAACTACAAGTTGCTCAAATTGGCGCAGAGTCTAGGCTTGAGGTTGCTAAGATACAAGCTGATGTTGATAGAGATCTTCACGATACTAAAGAGAGAAATGATATGGATAGAAAAGCAGCTGATTATTATATAGACAGAAAAAATAGAGAAGAAGAGGCAAAAAAAGAAAAAGATAAAGAAAAAACCTCTGGGTCTACAACTAGTTCTAGCGCATTAAAAAAGGCGGCTGAGAAGATATAACAAATATTTCGTATATTTGCAGATTGGGAGTATTAACTAAATTAAAATAAAATGGCAGAAGAATCAAAATTAGTAGAAGAGGTTGTGGAGACAACAGAATCTACAAAAGAAACTACAGAAGGTAGTGACAAGTTTAATCCTTTAGCTTTTGCGGGGGATGATACTTATGGAGCAAAAGAAGATACAGAAGAAACTAAAGAAAAAGAAGAAACGTCTGTAGAGGCAGAAAGTAAAGAAGAAACGTCTGAAGAAGAAAGTCAAGAAGAGGGATGGTCTTGGGATAGCAAGAATGAAGAAGAAGAAGAAAAAGAAGAAGAGTACAACTGGGAAGGAACTGAAGAGAAAGCCGAAGAGGCTCCAACAGCTCAAGAGTCTTTAGACTGGGCTAGGGTTGGTAAAGAGTTGGGTGTTGAAATAACATCTAAAGACGAGTTTGTTCAAGCTCTAAATTCTTTGCAACAACAAGCGCAACAACAACAGGCCCCAGTTAATAATCAGGTGGCTGAATTAAGATCATACTTAAATTTTTCAGACAGAGATTTAGTGGCTGAAGAATTAAAAGCTGATGGTATTGAGGATTCAGAAATTGAAGAGTCTTTAGATAAGTTAGAAGATTCTGGAATGATGAAGATGAAGGCTAAGAGTATTAGAAGGGTTATTAATAATGCTATTGATCAACAAACCACTCAGGCTAAACAACAAGAAGAACAAAGTAAAGTACAAAGAAAGCAACAAGCAGAGAGCGCAAGGAAAGAGTTAAAAAATCAAATCAAGAACATGAATGAGTTCATGGGAGGGAAAGTAACAAAAAAACAGAAAGAAGAAGTCTATAGATATGCTACAGGCGATATGATGAAAGAAATATATGCTAATCATGCCAATGTTGCTGATGTTGCTATGTTT